ATCATTAACAACCTTATAATTTATAGTGTTTGGCCCATTCTGTACAGTACCAGATATTGGATATGATCCTAATGCATCCCAAGTTCCCCATCTTTGATCTGGTTGAGATGAAAATAATTCTGGTGAGCTTCCTGTTCTATTTGATCCTGAATAATGAACTACTGAATCATTCATTCTAAGACGTAATAATAAATCGTCGTATGATGAAGTTTCATTATTACCATTATACATATGTGGAGATAGTACATGCTGATTAAATGTAGATTCCGAAAGAGGCATTGACCAATATCTAAGATCTGATACGCTTCCTGAAAATAATTTACCAAATACATTATCTGAATATGGAGACTTATACATTTCTACAGTAGCAGGTATAACACTCGCTGCTGAAGATGTAATCCATCCTCCTAAATATGCATTTGTAGTTAGTGTTCCAGATGCCCATGAATTATTAATGCTCGATGAATAACCTGCGCCGGACATTAATTGATCACTACCAGTAACCGATAAGCTTGATGAAGCTATCTGATCTATGGTTCCATAATTGGAACGTTTTAACATTACTTCATATGTAAACCTTGATGAGGTATGATATTGCCCTTGCTTATTAGGCTTATCTGTAGCGTGTCTATTTAATACTACGGAGCACCAACCTTCTCCTTCGGTCTCATTAGATGTATCAAATATTTTAATTTTATTTGTTGAAGATGATACATATCCATCAGAACTAGATACTACAAATTTAACAAATCCAAAATCTGTCAATCCTTCTATTCCTGCAGGATATGAAAATGTAGATGATTGGCTCCTATGTAGAACTAATCCCATTCTATTTTCAACCTGCCATAAGGATTGACTCTCTTCCGTAGGAATACCTCTTCCTACATATGTTCGTGGATTAAATCTAAATTCTACTGCATTTGGATATACGGCTGATGATGTTACATATCCTGTTGTCTTTTGATGTTTTTGCCATGGAGTAGAGATAGATTCAGATGCTTGCAAATTTAATACATATGTAAAATCATCCGTGATATATTTTGCTGTCTGATCACCTTTCACTGAAGATCCGAATTCCCTAATTCTTAATATACTCGATGGAACACCATAACAATTTATTAATGCTCTTATACCTCGAGCAGTACCTTTTGATTTTAATAGGAATGGTAAATTATTTATTATACGTCTCCATACCTCAGATGTTCTTTGTTTAGAAGACATGGTCTGTAGGGATCCTGTTGCTTGCTGATGAAATCCTGTTTCATTTTTTCCTAATAGGTAATACCATAGTTCCTGATTAGGATCTCCATCCACTAAATTCATACCATATGATTTAGCTACGTGATATAATATATCTTCATTTAATCCAGTTTTCTTTTGGTAAAATTGATCATGCTTTCTATTAGATCTATCCGATAAATGTTTTATATATGTCCATAATAAATCATAATGATGTCCAATCATACTAAGGAATAATTCATAGGTTTCATTAGCCATCTTACCACCACCTTCTCTAAGGTATTCCGGCATTGTATATATTAAATTATTTTGATTGGTTCTATCATATGCACTTGCTGAAGCTACAGCTGAATTATACCATGTAGATACTGCTGATGATGTTAAATTGAATAATTCATAATTTCTTCCTGGCAGGAATGCACTGTGTAATGCCCAATCATATTTATCATCATCTTCCCATGACAACCAATTACTTTCATAATTATCATTTTTATATGAACCAGATATTTTAGGATATGGTGCGATTACCGATCTTGACCAATCTTCTAGACCACCATCTTTCGAACCTGTTGTCGTTATATATTGTTCCTTAGATCCACTATCATAATAAACCCATTTTTCAAAATCATCAAATCCATTTAGAACTTTATATTTCAAATCTACATATTTTTTCTGATAATTATTAACATAGGTTTGATTAGTAAATGTTCCTGACCATTCCTCTCCACCATTATATTTTCGTATCTCTGTATCATACTGACCAATTAATTGTAATTTGTATTTGAAATTTTTAATTCTTTCTCCTGCAGAACTAAAATGGATATAATTTTCAAATATAGAATAGTCAATATTTAATGGCACACCTTGTAGACTAGATGAGAATGTAGCATTAATAATTTCCTGTGACGTATCATTATCGGTACCTAATAAATCATTCCAACTTCTAAAATCAGATTCTACTCTTGGAGCTGAATCTAAACATAAATCAAAATTAGGTCTTAATGATTGCTTTAATCTAAAATCAGATTCAGGAACTAAATTAATTCTTTCTACAACCGGAGGAGCTATTTCTGTAGATAACCAACATCGTTGTTTTTTAGTAATGCCTGGTGGCAGTGGTTCGTATAATTTTAATACTATAGATCTAGGTACTGATGCGGTTGTTACATCATCAACCTCCCATCCTGATGCTATTGATATATTATTCTTACCAAAATTTACTATTAGGTCTACCCAAGATCCTACACAAAATGGTATTGATTTGGATTGACCATTAAATTTTTCATAGTCTCCATAAAATTTTTGTTGCTTGTCAGGATTTTCTCTTACAGTAGGGACTATACGAATCTCATCCCTAGTATCAGAAATTTCTTGTACATAGAATTGGCTTTCCAGATTAGGAGCCCCTACTCTATCTCTAAAGAAATTATAAGCTACCGTGAAGGCACCTTTTTCAAAATTTAATTTTTTAAGATTATCCGCTAGGGTAAGATTAATAGATTGTTCCTTATCCTTGTCAAGTGATACTGAGAAATTTTCTACATTATGATCAGATGAAATTAATTTTCCAGCTAGATCATATATATGTAATTCAACCCTATCACTAGGATCCTTACCAAATTCCGGATTAAGTAATTGCCCATTAATACTAGGCATTAAATCTATATCCTCAGCCTTATATCTTTCAGCACGAGTCTGCCCTTTTAATTTTATAGGGTCATCTATATTTTGATATTTTATTGGCATATTAACGCTTTCCGGATTTTATTCTACCAACCAATGATGATGGTCTTGTATCTATAACTTCTCTATACTTTTCAGCATCGAAAAATCGTCTATTCAATGAAACATTTAACTTAGATTTATCTTCTCCTTGTATTAATATAATACCGAGATTATTTCTATGGTAGGATGTTTTTAATTTTCTTGATGCAGCATACTGTGGATTATCTTTAGATATTTCAATTGGAAATTCCATTACCTGTTCGTCCCAGATATTTTTCATCTCACTATCAAGATCACCACCAACGGCATCTCTCAATGCTTGTCTTTTAGCTGATGATAATTTTTGTTCAGTTGGAATATATCCTGCTGCACATATCTTTACCTCTGGTGGTGCTGGAGGTATTATTTCCTCAGTAAAGTCTTCTACTACCTCTACAGGCTCCTCTGCATATTCACATCTACCATTTTCCTTATTAGCTGATGGATTATAATTTAATGCATTAGGATCCGTACAACCTATAATTGGAATTTCTATATCATTAATAGAATCATTAATATCATTAAGTGTTTTAATAATATCTGGAAAATCTAATTTAGGAAGTATCTGTTCCTCTGTATCACATTCCTTTTGATTTGAATTTAATATAGCGGTAGGGTCTACTGTTCCCAATATTGTTTGAGCTACTGGATTGTCTGCAAATATCTTTGGCGGTCTTGATGGCCTTGGAATAGGCTTTTCCACTTTAGTATTCGATGATAGAATTGCCTTTTCCGAATTTTGTATTATTTCAGATACAATAGATCTTGGTGGTGGAGTAGCTCCTCCTGTTTTTCTTATAGGGCTTTCACCTGTTGATCTCCTGATAGGTGTTGATGCTCTAACAGGCGATACTGTTCTAACAGGCGCTGCAGTTCTAATAGGAGCTGCTGTTCTAATTGGCGCTGCAACTCTAATTGGAGCAGCTGGTAATTGTGAAGGTGATGGTCTGCCTACAGGTCTAGCCGGAGAAGTATTACTTCTTCTTGATATTCCTGATCTTCTATTGCTTCTATTTATAGCCATTATTTATTCACCTTAAAATAGTATCCGTGATCATATTCTACATATGTTCCATCGGATTGAGTTACATGAAATCTTAATTTATAATATCTTTTTGGTAAAAATGAATCCATCCTTAAATTAAAGTAGTTTCCATCCTTATCACAACTTAAAATTGATCCGGAATTATCATAAGGTACGATCACATCCTCTGTCAATGCATCGGTTACTGAATAGTAAGAATGGCTTGGCAAAAATTTTGTAGATTTATAATTAGATGATGTCTGAAAGGTTCTTGAAGGATATCTTTCTCTTGCTGCAACTCTTATCTTTGGTGTTTCACGTACGGAGTATTCATTTCTTAAATTTTTAAGATGTATAATATTATCCGTATTTCCTAGTCCTTGTAAAGATCCTGTTGTAAATGTATGATCATCATATACTACCTCCATTCTTGGTTGATATATTGTATTTGTTTCTCGTGAGAAAAAACTAAGATTACCATATTGAATAGCATTAGTTTCTTCCGACCCGGATCTCATTAATATAAACCCTTCATTATCTATAGCAGACTGCGTTGCGTGATTGGATCCGGTTCCTATCCATCTATTAACTATAGGAGTAACATCCATTCTAACATCAGCTGATTCATAATCAAAACTTTGTGTTCCATAATATTCATGCCACCATGATCCGCCTCCTGAAACATTATTATATAATACTCTGGATGTAGAGGGTGCTAAATCAGTTCCTGTTAAATCATATGAAGCAGATGTCCATTTAACATCTAAGGGTGAATTTTGTTCATCATATATTTTATTTCTATATAACCAACTTGCTCCCCTTGTTTGATTATTTGTTCCTTTGCCTGAGAATCTATTTGCTACTGGTTCCTGCAACTTACCAGTTCCCATTTCCCAAGATTGTGAAACAGGATAGGCAACCAAATTATATTTATCCATTAATTCCTGAGCTTCGCCAATGTATAGGTTAAGATAATATTTAGGATTGTACATCGTACCATCAGTAATAAGTTTATTAAATCCATTAAAATCAAACTGGGTTAATATCCTGGATGTATATATTCCTGCGGATGAGGATGCCTTATTTAATTGTATAAATTCATCTACTCCAGTATTCAAACTTTTTGAAAGTTCATATATTGTTGTATCCTTTTCTACGTAAAGTGATCTAATCATAATAATTCCTATATATTTGTTACCCTACCTTTGATATCCGATTTTGGATATTTAACCTCAAAGATGCTCGGATCTAGTGCAGGATAAACCACACCTTCTCTTGTTGCTGTTTTAATATCATAAACATTTCCTGAATACCCTTGTTCTGCATCAAAGAAGTTAATTATATTTGCTGTTGGTACAGACTGAACTCCCTTAACACTTATTAATAAGCTTAGTATATCAGATAATAAAATTGGCTCATTTATCTGCCATCTATCAATATTAAAATGATGTACCATTTCATCTATACATTTTAATAATATATCATTTGAATTGAATCCTGGTAAAGTTACTATTTCAAAATCCAATCCTATATTAATAATAAATGCATTTTTTAATGTAACAGAATCTGTTAACATTCTATATGGTGTAAGGTAATTTTTTATATTTTCCTTTGTAGCATTATTATTTTCAATAAGTTTTTTGTTTGCATCATATCCTAATGTATACATATTAATTGCTAACGGGTTATTTAACTTATGTAATTTACTATGATTATTTAATTGCTCATCTTGTGCTACATAAGCTTTTGCTACTGATCCAAATCTTGAGGGCATGGTCATTACTCGAATCATATAATCATCTCGAGTAACACATCTTCCTTGAGCATTGAAATATGCTAATGCATTACGTCTAATTTCCTCAACAGTCTCTCCTTGTCTACCACCTTGTGCAGCTCCGGGATTAATTAATGCAATAGAATTTTTAGTATTATTAAATAACGTTTCATCCAATCCATTTCCTGCAGATGATATTTTTAATGTATCTATTTTAGTAATAGCCTGTGATGCTACATTATCCTCTATTCCTCCACCGTAAGTATATTGAATAGTTATTATTGTATTACCAGGAGCCTGACCATATGTTCTAGTGTGCATAAAATTAGTTGGATCTATTGCCTTATCTAATTGACTTGCTACACCAGGTAATATAGATCCTACATTATTAGGATTTGGAATAATCTCTTCATCAGGTTGTACATTTCCTCCTGCTCCAAATTCAACTATCATTTTACCGTCTTCTCTAACTCTTGATATATATCTTTTAGAGGTACGCTTTTGTTTTAGTAAATAAGGAGTCTCATGATTATACTGAGTTAATTCAGGATCATTAAATTGATTATTGGTTATTTCCTTATATATCGTATCCTGAGCTAAATATGGAACCTGTTGATATTCATTATCATTTGCATCGGTTACCTTAATTATATCTATTATATTTCCTCTGCCTAAAGCTAATTGTAAAAATGGTTTAGCTGTTCCTACACTAAATGTTTCCGAAGCTACTTTACCGGATTCAAATTTTATATTTTTCTTTAATAAATAATACGTAGCTTCTCCTGTTGTATCATCCGTAGTGAATATAGATGTATCAGTAAGATCATTAGAACCTGAATAGCTAAAATCAATTGGTTGCTTATTTCTAAATACAGAACCATTTTCTGCTATTACGGTTGCACCTGAATCTACTGCTAGTGCATATCTAAAATCAGGCTTATTATTATTACCTGCTCCTATTGATGGAACGGTTTGAAATATATCTACATTAACTGCGGCTGCTGTAGTTTGTCTAGGAATGTATCCTAGAGCTTGAGCCATTGCAGTTACATTTCTTTTTTCTGTAGCGTATGGTAACATCGATTCCTTAAATTGGTTATCAATGTAGTAACTTAATAAGTCTCCAACGTATGCTGATGTTTCTAAAAACATCATTCCCGGAGATGATTCATTAAAATCATTAACCGTATTTGGATAATATGTTTTTGCAAATTCAATTAAATTTTCTCGAAGACTATTGAAGTCCTTTCCTAAATAATTGATATCCTTTACTATTTTGTTATTAATGTCTGGCATAATTTATCCTATGATACCTCTACAGATGAGTCAGATCCAAATGCGAATTGTATGGACGACTGTGAAAATGCATCAGCTTTTAATGAAAATGTTATTATTACGTTAACCGTGTATTCATCTATTTGTTTTACTTCTCTAATTGTACTTACTTTTACAATGGCTACATATGGTAACCAATAATTTACTGCATCTACTATTTCCTGCTTTATACGACTTTCAATACGTTCATCATTCGGTTCAAATAAAATCCTTCTTAAATCCGTACCAAAATTAGGTTGCATAAATCTTTCACCCTTTTGTGTTAATAACAAATTCATCAAATTAGTTTTAGTCTGATCAACTGTTGTAAAATTTAACGCAAAATTAGATTGACCAGGACCGAATGGTAATTTCAATCCTACAGCTAAGTCCGGGTTTTTATCTAATGATGATGGCATTTATTTATCCTTTTTTCTTATTTATAACTTTCATTAAAGCACTGTAATCTCGAGTTAATGCAGTTGCTATTTCCGGTGCTACTTCTGTTGCTCTTTGAGGTGCTCCACTAACATTTGTTTTTGGCATCATTTCTTCCAAGGTAGGAGCTGAATTAGAAACCTGTTGGTTCATATCCCCATATCCTAACATACTAGCTAACTTACCTCTATCAGGTAATCCAGCTGCAGCTTGTACTGATGTGAATGGTTTATTATTCATTGTTGGATATTCCTTTTCTGCAGGAGCCATTGCCATTGCAGTCTCATTAAGAATATCATTGAGATGTTTATTTTTAGTGAATGTTTTTTTAACGACCTTCTTCTTTTTAATCCTAGGTTTGATGCCATCCATTAAGGATACTCCTTTATTAATTCCTTTATAAAAATCCTCCTTCTTAGAAGGTTTTCTATTTGTCATTTCATTAATAACCTGCTTAACTTCCTTGCGCACCTCTTCCTTAACGATTTTACGTATAACCTTTGCTAACTTATTTGTTGTGTCCATAATAATTCCTCTTTATAGTTTGTCTAATATAAATATCAATTAGGTCGAAATGTTCGTTCTAATTCATACATTATCATTTATTCTACTCCTACCCATGGTAATGGTGGTCCAGGTATAGGACTTGGTACTGCGGGTATTAATCCTAAATATATACCCATAATTTGTTTCATATGATTTTTGAATGCTTTTATTAATGTAGGAGCTATCTTAGCCGCATCCTCTTGAGTAAAGGCATCCATTATTTCTACAGCTAGTGGCATTGGCGCTCCTGGAAATATCTGCTGAACTCCAACCACTGGTGCAATGCAGGGTGGATGTGGAGGAACAGGAATATAAATTGGTGCAGCCCATGCAGCTACTACTCCACCTGCGGCTGACATATAAGGTACTATTGATAAATCTACAGGTGTTGAAGCCATCTGTGCAAAGCATGCTGCAAATCCACTTTCAATCGATGGTATTAAAACACCTCCTGATACTATATTACCTTTACCAACTATAGAAGCGGTTTTAATTGCAGTATCATATGCACTGGCTATTTGTGATGCAGTATCTGCACCAAAGCTTTGATCCTCTCCACCCTCTCCCATACCATTGAACCACTGGTTTAATATAGATTCTGCTACTGGCCACATTGCTGGCATAAATTATCTCTTATGGTTGTACAAACACAGTCTGACTATATTGTGTAGGTATATCTGCTTTAAGTGCTGCAAGATCTGATTGCTGGGTTCCATACTGCGGAGCCTGTACAGGTGGTCCTGATGGTCCACAAGGAGTTGGATGTATTTCAGACTGTAATGTAGTTAGCATTGCATCTACTATATCACAAAACCTTGCCTTCCATGAATCATCGACATCTCCCATAACAAGAGGATGTCCTGAAGTGCTTCCTACTGTTGGAGCTCCACCTTCAGCTGAATCCTGTTCAACACCTAAATAGATTAATGGACATTCTAATTCAAATTTTTCAGTAGCATTAAGATATACTGATGGAGTATCTACTAATAATTCGCTTCCCGCATCTAATGTTAAATCGGTTTCTGTAGTAAGGCCTATCCCACCTCCACCAAATATATATGTTCCAGCTTCTCTACTATTAAGAACCAATCTATTGGATGTTAATAATATTTGCCCTTGCCTTTCACCTTCTCCATCAATTAAATCATCTGTAGTAGGTGCTGTTAAATCCTCTCCTACTGTATTAGTTCCAGCTTCGAATGATAGAGCATCATATTTAGTAGAACCAAATGTTAATGGAACTGTCTGGCCTCTAGTCATCCAAATAGTAGATGCTTCGAGATCTGGTGTTTCTATTACATGTTCACCACCATCTTCTAAATCCTGATCCTGGCCATTACGAATAATTAATATAGGTTCTGCTGGATCATCTGTAGAAGGATCTGACCATACATTAGCTGGCTCACCTTTTACTGCAGAGCCAAATCTTATCGATTGCCCAAATCTACCCTCAAATGTTATATCACCTTCATAGGGCTGAATAGGTCTTATCTTTGCTTGTTCCTTAAAGGTCTTACCAAATTCAAGGCCATCTTCATCTCCGGTCTTATTTGGATTACCAAATCCTACTTCCTTATATTTTTCAATCAGATCCTTATCCATTGAATCATCAGCATTAGGATTGGGCACACTAACAAATGGCAATGCATTATGGTGGACGGATCCCCACATATTTATTATATTAGAATAATATAATATTTCTGCCTCTGGAGATTCTACCGCTCCTTTATTAATATAATTTGTAACCAATACTATTTCATGCTTGATTGGATAATGTTTAATATGAGTATCAATAGGAACGGCAAATGGTAATCTTTCCTCATCAGCAACATCCTGATCTGAAAATACCCTACGTACCTTTATCATACCAATCTGTTCAGATGGATCTTCGATTTCCGAATCATATAAATCGTGAGTATCATTTAATATAATATCAACAACCTCGGCTGGCTCTACTTGGAAAAATTCTTCTGATGGACCTCTTACATTAGAATCATTTACTGTTTGAACTCCTCTATCTATCGATAATGGTGAATCCTTACCAGCATTTAGTCTTCTATTTTTTCTGCGTTTGTATGCCATCAATTTTCTCCGAGCTTTTTTCTTTAGTATCCTTAACAGATTTATCTAAATCTTCAATCTCACCTAATGTATCTAGTAATTGTTTCTTCTCTTCCTCAGAGATTCCAAAATCGGAATCATTACCAGTACCATTGTTAGCTATCATTCGTTGAACCAATGATGATAATTTAACTATCAGCTCATCATTCTTAACTCCTATTTCTAGATAGTCTTTGATTAATGGTACAATAATAGTTGCATCACCTATATTGGAAATTAAAGGTTTTAATTCCGATATAAGCAAACTAATTTGGCTATCCTTTTTCTTTGAAGTAGAATATATATCCTCTGCTAGATTAGCAAAAGACTTGCCCTTAAATATTTCAGTGTCCTTATCCATATATATAAATATTAGAAATGTATAGATTTACTTACAGAATTTCTCATTGGCTTATTAGTTTTATATCTTAAATACATTTCACCATATTCCAGTTTCATAATCTTAACAACCTTAGTAATATACTGTGTTTTAATTCCAGTCATTTCTCTAATCATTATATACAATGCTTTCTTATTAAATATTTCAATATTTTCCCTACGTCTAAATAATTCAACTATTGCTGATGCAACTGCAAGGTCTTTCTTTCTAGAAAATTTAGATGGTAAATTATTATCCCAATATTCTATCATTAAATCCATAAAATCCTTTTGTGAATCTTTTACATCAGACCGTGTTTGTTCTCCTACTACATCTCTTTTAATATCTACTACATCTAGTGAAGCCCTCTTAATCATTTTTTTATAATTTTCCTGGCTATTAAATATTAAATAGTTTTTAGCGACTATGCTGAAGTATGAGAATGCTCTCCCCTTATTGGGTGTAAACTTATCGATCTTCTCTATAAGATAAGCTATGACCTCATTTTGAGTATCTGAGTATCCTCCTGGAAGATTATAGAACTTAAATGTATGTATTATATTTTCAGCTAGTTTCAAAAATGCTTTATGAATATATTTGGTATATATTCTATCTCTCTTATGAGTACATTCTTCACCATTATATGCAATGACTGCTTGTTCCGTTACTATATTAAAATAATAATTTTTAGTAGCTTTGCGACCACGTTTAGGTTTTGGATTTTTTAATTCTTCTTCATATTCAAGAAGCCATACATAAAATGCTTTTGCATCAAATATAGGTTCTTCTAATGGTTCCTGATTTACAGGTTCATTATCATTTTGTGTCATCATCTTTCCCTAGTGTATTTAATTGTTCCATAATGGTTTTTAATTCCTTGAAAAAATAACCTACCTCATCATCAGATTCAAAGGTACCTTTTTTATCAATTTCAGACATCCGGCTTTGCATACCATTTATAGATTTTGCAAATCTGTTTACCCAAGATTCTAAATTTTCTATATACTCTTCGGATTGTTCAAATTTATCTAAAAGGTTATATATAACAAATATAGATCCAATAAGTGCAAGTGCTAATAGTATAATGGTTATTATCATGAGAATAGCTCGTCGAATAATTTAGCTGCATCTGATCCTGAATTAAATGCGGATTCCTTTACCGTCTTCTTTGCTGGCTTTCCTTCCTTTGGAATAGGTGGATTATATATATCTGATTGAGCAGGAATGTGTTCCTTAATTTTATGCATTGGTGCACCTTTTAATGTTCTAACATTTTGTAACCCATTTTCTCCAAACTTCCATCTTTCATATTCAATACGTGAAGCCATCATATCAGCTTGATGTAATACATAAGGTAGATTGCAGGCCATTCTTGCATCAGGATTGAAACTCATTAAATATGGTTTATTAGAATCATCATACATTCCATCATGCAATTTAATCCCTAAAAATTCATTGTAGCTATATTTTATACCAAATTGATTTAATAAAAATAAACTACGATCTGGAACTAATGCGAATGGTGTTTCTGGATTAGCTTTATAAAGCTGGCCCTGATTCTTTCTGTGCCATTCACTTGGATTAGGAATATATGCATCATTATCCATATCTCCTATTTTACCTAGGTCATGATTAAGTGCACTGAATAATAATTCCTCTAATGAATAATTTTCCATATACCCCCCTGCACTTGTCCAACTATTGTATACCTCGAATGCACAATCCATAACCCTCAATACATGATCTACATAACCACCTATAAAGCAATTATGAAAATGTTCTCTTGAACTAGCTGGTGCGAACATCATTCTTTCTTCAAAATGTTTATACATTTCTAAAAGTTTCTCTTTACGCTCACCATCAAATTGATGATCTATTCGACCCATTAGGTCCGCCCAATTTTCTTTAATTTGTTTTTCGTCTAATTTCATATTATGTTATTATTATATCTATTACGCCTAATTTTAATGCATCCTTTGAATTGAGATACATATCTGTTTTTATATTTGCATCCCAAAACTTTTTATCTTTATGTGTTTTTGCTTCCAATAAATCATTTGCCATATTATTAAGATAGTCAAAATACTTTCCGGCAGCTTGAACATCAGATTGTTTACCAGAGGCCATTGATGAGCCTTCATGTAACATAATAGTGCTTCTTCTGCTAGCCATTCTCTTACCAGTACCAGCTGCTAATATTACTGCTGCTGCTGATAATGCTTTACCTCTACACATGGTATTCATTTTTATTCCTAGATTTTTATCTAAGCTTTCCATATAATCAATAATGCCAAACATTTCAAAAACATCTCCACCATTACTATCTATAACTAAATTAAGAGGTTCAAATTCTTTATCAGTGCCTGCATGAAATTTCATTATGGTTCTACACCTTGACATAAAATCATATAAAGCATAATCCTCAATCTCTCCACAAAGATAAATTACTCTATCTTCTACGTCAACAGCAAATTCAATTTCCCTATAAAGGTATTTTTTATAATCACTTGGCTGCTTATTAATTATTGAATCAGTCTGAACGGCATTATCATTAATATCCGTATTTGCAAAAGTACCTTCTTCTAAGGTTTCAATTCTTGGAGATTGGTATTCTTCTCCATATAAATTATCTGTCATAACTATCCTTTAAGTATTTGTTTAATATTCGTTGCAGAGTCTTCCGTATCTGGATGTGTATTACCAAATGCTTCTTCTACACTTTTACTGCTGTAACCTAATGCACATGCAAGGCGTTTACAAATTAATTTGAATTCATGTACGTCTAAATTATCCGTTACATCTAATTCAATCTTTTGGACCTCCTTGGAAAATGTCCCGCGTGTGTAAATTATCTTATCCATTTCTATCCTCGCTAATATACGGTGCTCTCGCATATGCTATTATTACATATATTATATTTAATCCCATCATCATCATGAATGAATTGAAGAATGATAATTCCTCAAATCCTAATATTGGACTTATTACAAAATTCCAAACTATAAATAATGGTAGTGTATAAAAAAAGAAAAATAATAATACTAGTGTTGTTATTACTGTTAATGATATTGCTAGTGTTATAAAATCTTTCATATTATATAATATACAAAAATTTTATCACCTATCCTAATTATTTCTTAATTTTCTTTGTGACTTTCTTTTTGATAGGAAAATACTTTCGCTGTATTTTATTGATAGCCGTTTGAATAGGCTTTTTATCTTTTTTTAATTTGGCCTTAGCTAATTTCTTTTTAAGATCATAAAGATTAGACATATCGGTTGCTTTAATCTTTTCACGTTCACGTTTAGTAGGTTTTTTCTTTTTCTTCTTAGAAACTATCTTAGTAGGTTTTATTGTACCTTTTAATTTAGGTTGTTCTTGACCTTTGTGATATACTGTTCCATCGGAATCTACAAATTCAGACATCCATTGCCATCCTGGAGGTCTACCTGTAGGTTTATATCTTGGTGCAATCTTTGGTTGTTCGGTAATTTTATTAACACAGCTGTAGCATAATGTTCCTGTAGCTTCAGATCCGACCTTATTCCAATTAAAGCATCTAGGTATATCTTTTAATAATGGCCAGGCCCAATAAGATTTATCCTCCTCACTGTTCCGGCATATCATGTAACGCTCACCTTTCTCGGTGTAGCATTTATATTCTATTTTAGTCTTTTTCTTTGCCATAACATTATTATGTGTTTATATTAAATATACAAAAAATAAATTAAATAACCAAATTTTACTATATATTTGTATAACCTTTTATGAAATCCTTTGGTCTGTCGCCTTTTGTACGCTTTTTATCTCCGACCTTTTTACGTATTCTTTTCTTAGAATCGCCTCTACGAGTTACTCCATGATATAATTCATGCTCATCAGGATCCTGATCCACTTCTTCACTTTCTATGACATCAATTAATTTATCATTAGACTTTGTAAATAATTTTCCTTCATGAACTTCGGTGTGCGCTTCGGTATTAGGTAGTAATTTTTCTTCCTCTAATGGTATATTCTCAAGATCATCCATTACAATATCTTTTTTTTCTATTTCAATCTTATCAATCAAGCTATTAGGATTAGGAGTCTTAGCTACTTCAGTATTCCAATTGTCCTCACTATATTCCTGATCATTTATTCTTGATTGATTGGTACTTACTCTTTCCTTTAGCTCAGCACTAGGATTAGGCCAGTCATTAGGTATTGGGTATGGGGTATTAAATTCCATACCATCAGGTATAGACATCTCTATACCATCATCTTTTTTTAATTGTGCAAATGCCATATTAGCTGCTACTACTAATGCTATCGCTAATGGATCAAATACAAATATAATTAATAATAGAAACCAGTTAACTACTTGATTCATATCCTTACCTGTAGTCTCTGCTAAATATTTTAATGGTCCTAATTCACTCTCCGCTTCATTGGACACTTCCTTATTTATTAAAGCAATATCGGTTTTATTAATAGAATCCATAATAGCTTCTGTTTTAACATTAATAATATCCCGTTCAGCTATTGAGGTTTTTAATTCACTCTGTAATGCTCTTCTTGCTGAGGATGATGATGTGGTAATTAATTGTCCTGATTCCTTATCTATATATTGTATCTGTGATGGATTAGATAAAGCTATACGCAAATCAGATATCGATTTAGATAATGATACCTTTTCAATTTTAAGATCTTCCTTAGTTTCCTGAAACCTAATATTTTTTTGGTTAAGCATAATAAGAGACTTATCCAACAGCTCTGATTGATTAGCAGTAGATTGATATGCACCAGATAGAAATCCATATATACCACCAGATGTAATTAATATTAAAATAAAACATGCAATGCCTAAATAAAATCTTAGAAATTTATTTATAGTATCCCAGTACTGGTATAATAATGAAGCTACGACTAATTTAGCAAACTCCAATGAGCCTGCCATTATAATTACCTCTGTGCTAGCTCCGGCAAATAATTTACTTAATCCAAATACTGAATAGAATGCTGCTGAACCAGATACGGCTAAAGCAGACAAAGCTATCAGGAATGGAAATAGTCGCTTCTTCATAATTAATCTTCAAGTTCCAGTAGATCTCTTGTCGCTTCCATTTTTGCTGTTAAAGTTTCAAGTGACTTAATAGTCTCAGCTACTGTTAATTGGTTACCTTCTAATTGCTTTACAATATGGCTTACCAAATTTTCCATCGCCTCTAATTGATTTAATAGTTGTTGTTTATATTTCATGTTCCTCTCCTTTATTTATTATATATAAATACTTAATATTATATTATTATTATATTAATATATTAATATATTATTATTATACTTTTTTTCCATTCGTTAATAGAAAATATACAAAATTAATCAATACGATCCTACTCTTTTACAGATTATTTTTATTTATTTTATTTCTTCGAATTTAACATCTTCTATTACTTCACAGAATAAAAAATTACCATCCTTATGAAATACTTTTGAAATGGTTTTATTATTATCTCTTAACCATTCAGCCCAAACCTTAACGATCCTATTTACATCATTAGATTTAATTCCATATGTATTAGGATGCATTTGATCTTCAGGTATGGCTCTGTGGATTGAGTATAGTGAACCTTTATAGTTCCAGATTTTATGTTTTAATGTCATAACGTATTGACTGCGAGTCAGCTTTTTATTTGTTACTTAATCGTAACCTGTTTTGGCTTTGCTTCATCTGCGATTGGTGCAAATAAAGTTAACAAGCCGTTTTCTAGTTTAGCTTCCAATTTTGATAAATCAAATCTTCCACTTATTCTCCATCCAAAGTTAAATGCTCGTTTAGCAATATTTCTCTGAATGTATTCTGCCCCGTTATGGCCAGCTTCTTTTTTATATTCTACTCGAAGTATATCACCCTCAATAGTGAGCTCAATATCTTTCTTAGTTAACCCAACACAGGCAATATCAATATTAAGACCATCATTGGCCTCGTATATGTCTACTGGATGGTTTAGTTTAGTTGTATCCGCAAACTGATAGTCTACGTCTGTTTTGAAAAAGTCCTTGAATAGGACGTCGAATGGCGATGTGCCGAATGGTGTTAAATTTCCCATAATAAATCTCCTTAGATAATTTTAATTATTAAACATTATTGTTTTAACATAACTTGCTGACCCGCAGTATCAATAAGTTACTTTAATATAAATATACAAAAAATTTCTTTAACTACCAAATTAATAGTGAATTATTGGCGTAGTAAATACAATAGGAACTGATACAGAGCCTATAAGCATAGGAATCGGTGGATCAGTACAACAAGTTCCATTACTCCAACCACCTGTTGTACAATCATCTAGGACCTCCATAGATATAGTTAATGGATCCGCCGAGCATGTTGGACCTACAGTTACCTGAAAGCTCATAGTAAAAGGTCCAGCAGAGCTTGTTCCCCAATCTGGATCAAAGGTATTAACAAATCTCCAACCCGGTCCGAAATTATAACCACCAGTAAATGTATGCTGTAAATCCCATATCCAATTACCAGTAGAACCTGCAGGATTGCCAGGAGTGGTTATTGGCGTGAGGTTTGTAAATCCTGGTCCTAAAATAATTTGAAATGCATGTATCCAATTTATATTAATTCCAGTAAATGATTGAAGGGTATATGTGAGTGTAATTACCTGACCAGGTATAAATGTCCCCAATGGTAATCCAGGTGATGATGTTGGTGTATATGAATTGTTTTGAGTTCCAAGGCAGGGTTGTGACATAGCTGTTAAGCTAAATATAAAACATAATATAAATAATAACTTTTTCATCGTATTAAAGTAACCTTTCTTGTAAATCTATTATTATTAACAAATACACTAACCACATAAACACCAGCTGCACATTCATCACCCGTCCATGGTATATTTCCATCTGCTTCAAATATCCTATTACCCCATCTATTATATATCGTAATATACTCAATATTATCTGCGGATTTACCTCCTACAAAATATGTTTCATTAATGCCATCTTTGTTTGGTGTAAATGAGCTTGGAAAGAATAAAGTAGCGTATGGACATGGGTTTATAACTACTTGATAATCAGAGGTATCTCCATCACACCCAAACCTAGTCGTAAAAACTGTTATAAGGTAGTCTCCTGCACTATCAGGCCATTGCACGATGATAGTGTTATCTAGCGCAGAAATTATGTCTCCGCGCGTTATTGACCAATAGTATATTTTATCAGCTTCATAATCAACCTGATAAGATTGTGGTTGTAAAATTTCACAATCGTTATATGTTTCTTGAGCTAATAAATGAAAGGGTAGTAATATTAATACCCACCATCTCATATTAAAAGTGTTGGATTGGACCAGTGATAGGTCCATTATTTACGGTTACATTTATTGTAGTATTACATCCAGCCATAGAATAAGTTAATACGTAATTACCAACACCAGTAGATGGTTGAAAGTTATTACCTACAACACCTGTACCAGACCAGGATCCGCCTGCAGGACTTCCTACTAATGGTGTAGTTGGATCGCCAGGACAAAATGGTCCTAATGGATTACCAGATAGATCTAAAATAAATACATCTAGGAGTTGTGGAGCTCCAGGACAACCTGCCGCATTAGATTCTATTACTTCAACTGCATTAGCATAAAGACCAGATACTCCTCCCCAATCTACTGTAATGGAATTTGTAGTTTGACCTGTTTGTAAAATACCACCACCACCTGTAATCGTCCATTGATAGGTTGATGTAGGAGTGACTGCAACCAAATATTGTTCTCCTGTTGCATTCAAACATACTGTGTCAGGATTAATTGTTGTTTGTCCAAATGTGAATAAAGACGTTGTCATTAATAGGACTGTAATAAATAGTGCTAGTAATAATTGTTTTTGTTTGTAGTAATTCATAATGTTCTCCGTTTAGTTATTTAATATAAATATGAGCAACTATACTAATACAGTTGTTATTTAGGCATTTCGAATATATAGGTATGAACCAAATTGCCTGCCCTGTTCACTTTCTTACGATATGAACACTCACCCACGTTTGGTTTATCTGCAATTTTATCTTTAAGATGATCTAGTCTTGATTTATTTAAGGAACATATTATTAACATGCCATCCATAGATGTACACCTTACTAGGTCGTCATCTAAATTTTCTAATAAGGCACTATTAAACATATTCTTTACAAATTCATAATCAATCTCTGTCTCAGGAACTATGCCAAATGATTTTAATATATTGATATTAGGAGACCATGGTTTGAATTTTGGTATGAGCCTCTTACCACTAACCAGACGCTCCATATAAAAATCAATGTTTTCAGGTTCTAATGTATCAAACCATTTTATGTATTTATTATAATCATTTGAAAAAATTTCTTCCTTATCAATTGATTTTAATTTTTCCCAAATTAGAGTAGCTATTATTTCATTAGCTTCGGATATCATTTGGGAGTATTGCATTTGTTGATCATCATCTAATGATTCAAACCAATCATCAAAATTAAATTCCCTATCTTTAGGATCCCAAAGCTTATCGGTATGTGAAGTCCATTGATCCGTAATAGAATCCTGATCAGGTAATCTAGGAAAGTGTTTAGGTTCATCAAGTCTTCTAATAGAAGAATCTGGCTTTACTATTTCCTGTCTTTGAAAATCTATAGAGACATCACCTAAAATTCTATCTCTGGTCTTATCATCAAGCATATCTAAATAATCAAACATTAATTCGTCTGTACAGTTATGGTATTCAAGGTTATACGTTTTATTGTTAACCTTGACAACCTTCTTTAGATATGGTGCTACAATTTTTTTCATAATAAAAATTTCCAACCTCCACCGGGCTTATACGACTTGCCCTATTAAGTGCCGTTCGGTTCTGGGTGCTTTATTAAGCCGCCATTGCCATTTCAACATGTTCGCCTGTTATGCGCGACCTTCCTATATCCTTATCTCAATGTCAATATCCAAGTCATCCCCATATTATATGTAATTACATATACTTCATATGCAATTTATTGTATTATATGTTTTCACATATAATCGTTGTGGAGATGGAGGGAGTCGAACCCTCGTCCATTTGAGCAGCTAACATAAGTCAAGCAGTCGTTTTCTTTTTAAGTATTAGTTCTTTCATACTAACTAATCTTGCACACTTTTCATACGCTTCAATTGTAATATAATATTCAATCATCGTATCAATTGTTCCTATAGAATTGGCATTAGATAATAACCATGAACCTGGTTTAACCTCATCCATATTTTTATTACCAACAAGAAACTTAAATGTGTTATTAACAGCAAGATGTAATAACTTATCATCATCGCTATGTATAGGATCAATATTCATAGGATCCGTCAACATCCTTTTGGGCAGTGTGCAACTCTTGGTAACATAAATCTAATAGTAATCATAATTTTCTCTTTAATAATCTTTATAATAAATAGTAATTATGTACTGTTAACTGGACGTGAGTAAAGTGTTTATTTTCTTATGTTCCTTGTATATCGTATTCATACGAAGCTTATGTTCATTATCAATATTATCGATAGCTTCGTAATTAAATATCATATCATTGACAAATTTTTTATCTATGATATATAATGACGTATCAAAATTATTTAGATCCTTACTTAATTCAATATTATCTATAAGGATATTCTTAAGAACTTGTAACTTTGTTCTAAATTTATCTCCCTTAGTACTATCGACATAGTCTTTGGAAACATTATCAATAATTCCACCAATAGCATTTCGTATTCTAGCTCCTTGAATAGGATCATTTTCTGCTATACGTTTTAACTCGTCCTGTATTTCTAATTTATTGAGAGTACGATCAGCTAGTTGTTTTAGCTTTTTTCGCTTTTCCTTTTCCACCCAGGTTAGCTTGCTTGTTGACGATGATGTTGCTCGTGGTTTTTTTCTTGCCATTTCTTTTATAATTTCTCGAAGGCCTTCTTGTTGCTGCTAATGTAAGCTTTCTTTTAAGATCATTTATAACCTTATTTAATTCTTCTTTTCTTTTTGTATTAACATAATTCGCTGATATGAATCCTGCTACTAAACCTAATATTGCTGTTACTATATATAACATATTTTCCCTTTATTTTTTTTTAATAATGTAGGAGATAGACGATATAAATGACGGGTTGTAATTTACATCGCCTACCTTATCTACAAAATACTACTATTACTTCTTAACGAAGAATGAAGCTACCATTAATAAAACGATAAGTCCTACGAACCCACCATTTCCTAATGAAGTAACGATAGCTGTTAAATTAGCTATTACATCCATTCCGAATACTGAACCACCTGTTAAGACAGTCCAAAGGATTGTTACTGGTAATACTGCCATTAAGACAGTCATTAAACCACTAAAGAATCCTGTTACATATTTGATTACATTTTCCATATTATAAATCTCCTATATTTTTACTACTTGTTCTTGGACACTATTGTCCCTATTAACTATGAAGGCGTCCCATTATGGGATTGTTAGAATCGGTAAGCTAAACCTAAATTAAAGCTTCCTGCTCGTTCCCCGTTTTCGTCTTCTTTAAGACCCATTGTATAGTTAGGTTCAACTGCTAACCCTTTCCATACATTGAATGAATAACCTAACCCTAAAGTTAAGTTGTCCATCATTTCCTCGGTTGGCGCTTGAACTGAGATATACATTTCTGTACTCCAGTTGTACCTACCCCAAAGATCATAACTCGTATTACCTTCAGCGTCTTCGCCATTCTTTACTAGACCAACAATACATTTCTCGTTTACTGCGTAACCGATACCCATATTGTCTGTTAAATTTGCAACCTCAAATGATTCACCTTCTTCTGCAGCATTGTATGTAGTTACTACCATAAAATTTTGAGCTGAAGCGAACATTGTAGTTACTGCTAATGTTAATGTTAAAAATAAATTTTTCATATTAGTTTCTCCTTTTTTATAAATTAAATTTACCTTCATAGTTAATTGTTAATAAAATATTCGTGCACGAATCTTATCTGAGAATAATTATAACCCATGGGTTTTTTATATATTGACATTTAATATTCTATACACGAACACACTATTATTGCACCTTGGCTTTCACCTTTGTTGGCGCTTTATACGCATTCTTTTTAGACTTTTTAGTATTAGTTTTCAGTAGACTGATTACTAAATCTTTATCGAGCATTCTATTCTTAAGACTGCTGATCTTTCCTTCTAAAAATAAAAAAGTAGCCGATCCTCCTATTAGAAGGCCAGCACATGCAAATATAATTTCTTTTAATTCCATAATTTCTCTATAATGTTCCTAAACTTTTGGCTACTCTATATGAATGCTTTCCATCATTCAATACGTCTCCAATTTTACTACATTCTGTGAACGTCAATGGTACTCTAACATCTCCAATAAGTAATTCTCCTATTGTAGTATTATTATAACCATCTTTACCATCTCCTCTGATTCCTTCCTTAATTACAAAATCGATTTGGTTCCATAAATTTCCATACTTTTTTTCTCTTGGGTGTGTATGTAATCCCGCTTGGGCTGTACTGCCCTCAAACTTGTTTTGACTCATGTCGTATTATTATTGATTAATTATTATTAATATACAAAATTATTTTCATATATCCAAATGTTTTATGCTTTATATCTATTACCGCGTCTTTTATTAATACGGTTTATTTTAGCCTCCACCATCTCACCTGTAAATTTATCAGGATGGGTTCTTCTAATATTTCTAGATAACTTAACTCCGTACTCGGCTGCATTCTCCCACGCTTCCCAAATAGTCTTTGATGGAGGTACTAATAGGTCTTCACCTAATACGCCACCATGCCCATTAGATATTAAATATCTACCGTCTAATTGTCTACTTGTACTTGCATTTGGATATGCCTTCGTAACCTTTTTTTTCAATTTTGCGAATAACTTCCTTTTCTTATCTGTAGGAAATTCACGTAACTCATTATAATTCATTTATATTATTTTTGGTTCTTTACTAAATTCTTTTATGTCTCCGGTGATTAAATCTTCTTCAACCCATTTACCCATAAGATCCGTTTCGCTAGCCATATATGTAACTCTAGCGTATACTAACTTATCTGCATTCTCTTTTATATTAGCTCGAAAATTAATTAGATCATCATCAGTAGGTACAGGACCCATCTGATAACCTATCATATCCTTTTCTTTCAATTTGAATTGTGCTATTGGATTAATTGTGTAATGATTATACTTCGCTTTCCACTTAGCTTTCTCTGATCCTTTCTTAGGACCCTTTTTATATAATCTATCTTCTAAATTTTCTACTTCAGATCTAACCTGTGTTCCACATCTTGTACACAACAATGTTTCGGTTAAGGTTTCTGGTGAGGTGGTTTTGATTGCATGTACATATCCACATCTTGGACATACATCTAATTTTTGGATTTCGTGTGTTTCTGTTTTCATATTCATA